AAATATTATGCGCAGCTAGTAGGCTGTAAGATTGTAGATTTTAAGTTTGAGCAGGACGAAGACGCACTAGCGCCCTTTCCGGTTTTTACATTGCAACTGGGTGAGCAGAAAATTGAGCTTTCTTTATCAATGGATGAAGAAGGAAACGGCGGTGGCTTTGCTTTTATTGAGGCAGCGGCATGATTTATAAACTTAGACACACAATTTGCGGTGAATTGCGCGAGATGACACTGCCCGAAATTTTGGATGAAATTAACGCAGACCGTAGCGATACATGGGAAGACTACGATGAGACAGATTGGCGTGAAGGGTTGGAGCATTTCACCGATCTTGAAGTGATTGAGGAGGTAGCGGCGTGAGGTTCATCCAGCAAACAAATATCGACGGTGGGGTGTACTTACTCCCTGCCGTCCAAGTGTCAGCCACAGAGCAAGAACTCGAATGGCTGATCGAAGGGTTGGACGGTCTTGTCCTTCCAGATCGTGCAAAGCGCATCAAGAGATCATTGAAACGTGCGTTACGTGAAATCGAGGAGGAAGTGGAATGAAGGTGATCATCAGAAAAACGTATGAGGATGGTGAGGAAGTTATCGAAACTTTCCCCACATATGAATCTGCCCTCGAACGAGCATTGGAATTGAATGAACAGGAAGGCGATGAGTGTGATATCGATGTTGAGGTTACGGTATGATCAAGACATCCATTAATGAATTGTTGCGGAGCTATTCGAGGAAGCCAGACACTTTGAAGATCTGGCAGCTTTCTAAGGATGGTTTGTCAGCAAGACAAATATCTCAGCAAACAGGCTTCAAATTTAATAAAGTCAATTCAGCACTTCGCCGTGGGCGTGAGGCAAAAATTCTACCGCCCATCGTGAAGTCACAGTTATCAAAACAATTTGGTCGGCAGACATATATGCGGTTGGGATCAATCTCATCAATCTGCGCTGCCTTGAGTGAGGATCAGGTAAACTGGCTTGGCAATGAGGCGAGGCGATTGCAGTGTGAAACCGTGAGTGAATTTATTTTGGAATTGGTGCGTGATGCACACGCAAATGAGGAGTTGAATAATGGATAGGCTAAAAGAAATGCTCCGCGAGATGGAGTGTGACCTCGGAATCTGGGGAGATATATTTGGAGGGTTATGCTTAATGCTGACCCTCTATCTAATATTAATATTTTCGGTGGTGCTATGAATAGAATGGAAAATCAAATTCAAGAGTTTCTGGGTGTACTAGATTCAACTCAGACATCAATCAATCACATGCTGGTGTTCTCAATCATCTGCCAGAAGCAGCCAATCACCAGCGTAGATCTTTCCGAGAGAATAGGTATGAAAAAATCTACGCTCAATAGATTGCTGCACTCGCTCTCTAGTAATAGCAGAGGCAAGGTCAAGGCGGCAGAGCTGATCGAAATAGAAATGATGCTTGATGACAGGCGTCACCGAATCATTAGTCTCACGCCCAAGGGTGAGAGCCTGATGAAGAAAATGTTTGGAGGTAAGTGATGGTCATTGGAACTTACGAAATTAATCAACGCGCACTTAAACTCAGTCGGTCTGGTAAAAATCTCCGAGAAGTAGGCAATGAGCTGGGAGTGAGCAGGGGGCGAGCAAGAAGCCGTATTATAATGGGAACCAGACAAGAAAAGGTGTTTGAGCGGGGGGAAAATGCCACAACAATGGGTGACCTATTTATGTCATATAAGCCTTACTCTGCAATAAGATATCTGGGGGCAGAAAATATGACCTTCACAGAGTTTCTTGAAAATGTATCACAACAAAAACTTGTGGAAACAATACATGTTGGAAAAGTAGCTGTTAAAGAAATACTCTACGAACTGCGTAAGAAAAACGTATCAGAAAAAATAATCCAAGACTGGCTAAATGTAGAATTTAAAAAAGTAAAAAAAGTAAAAAAGAACAGATCTGATAAAGGTGAAAAAAGAGGACCAGAAGAAAAATTTGAAACATGCCAGCAATATGTCATAGGTGAAGGCAGAGCATTCATGGGTAAACTTTGTGGAGAGCCGCTAACTTCACAACAAAAAAAATATTGTTCAATCCATAGAAGAGGTAAGTGATGGTCATTAAATCTTGGAAGTTCACTGGCTTCAAATCTACATTCCCAGATTGGGTTCAAGACAACACCAGCAAACGCGCTGGATCTAAGAAGCTCTGGGTTCACACGCAATATGGCGAAGCGCCAGCAAGAGTTGGTGAGTGGATCTCAATCAATCTGCGAGGCCATGTCGATATTCACTCAGACAAACCAAGAGAGGGATGGTCAAAGAAAATGATGGCAGGATCAGCGTTTGCAGTCATAGTTCTTGTTTTGCTTGTTACAGCGGTTTCGCTGTGGTAAACAAAATATACTATTTTGTATTCTACCTACCAATCATCATGCCTGTGACAGATTGGTCAACTGACCCGCTTCGGCGGGTCTTTCTTTTTCTGAAATTATAAAATAAGCTCTAACTGAGAAAGGTACTCACATGGCAAAGAAAAAATCAAAGAACCCTGTCGGTAGGCCGAAGTTCGAGGTCACAGAGGAAGTTCTGGCAAACACCAGACGCTTCATGGCGCAGGGTTTGACCAAGGAGCAGTGTGCTGGCGCACTGGGGATATCAGTCTCAACCTTCATGCTTCATCAGGCTGAAAATTCGGAATTTTCGGAATCCATAAAAGGTGGCGAGGCCGAGGGCGTACAGCAAGTCACCAATGCTCTCTATGAAAAGGCCACGATAGATCGTGATAACACCGCGATGATCTTCTACCTCAAGAACCGCGCAGGCTGGGTGGATAAGACCGAGACAAAGGTTCACGAAGAAAAAACAATAACATTAGATCTCACAAGGATTGGCATCAATGAACTCAGCGCAATTGAAAGAGCTTTTGAGCAATCTAACTCTGGAACAGGTCAGGGCCGAGAAGTACCGCAGATCATTGAAGGAGTTTACGAAAGCAGCGTGGCCGACGATTGAGCCGGGGGTTGAGTTCAAGAACAACTGGCACATCGATGCGATCAGTGATCACCTCCAAGCCGTAGTCGATGGCGACATCAAGCGCCTGATCATTAATGTGCCGCCTCGACACATGAAGTCGCTGTCAGTGGCCGTTGTGCTGCCTGCCTTTACTTGGGCCACGCAACCGTCAAAAAAATTCCTCTACGCATCATACGCAAGTTCCCTGTCGATCAGGGATAGCACCAAGTGCCGAAGGCTAATCGATAGCCCGTGGTATCAGGCGCACTTTGGCGACAAGTTTAATTTGACCGACGATCAAAACCAGAAGCAGCGTTTCGAGAACGACAAGACTGGCTACCGCATTGCCACGTCAGTCGGAGGCGCTCTAACAGGTGATGGTGGCGATATTATCTGCATCGATGACCCGCACAACAGTGTCGAAGCAGACAGCTCCAAAGTGCGTGAGGGCGTACTAGACTGGTGGGATCAGGCAATGCAGACACGCCTTAACGATCCAAAGACAGGCGCGTTTGTCATCATTATGCAGCGGCTGCACGAACAAGACCTGACAGGCCACGTCCTAGCAAACCAGCTTGGCGATGAGTGGGACCACCTCTGTATCCCAGCGCGATACGAAATCGGCGCACCAAATCCAATAAGATCCAGCCTTGGCTTCACAGATCCACGCACAGAGGAGGGTGAGCTGCTCTGGCCTGAACGTATCGATGACAGGACACTATCAAACCTAGAGCGCAGCCTTGGCACTTACGCAGCGGCTGGGCAGCTCCAGCAGCGTCCATCGCCAAAGGGTGGTGGAATCTTAAAGGCGAGCTGGTGGGTTCCTTGGGAGAAAGAAGATCTTCCCGAAATCGATTATGTCTTGCAATCATACGATACCGCATTCGAAGCCAAGGAAAGCTCCAGCTTCAGCGCACGGACAACGTGGGGCGTGTTTAAACATAACGGTCACGATTGCGCCATCGTGCTTGAGTGTTGGTACGATAAAGTCAGCTATCCTGACCTACGGCGCTTGGCTCAAGAGGCATACGATGACTGGGAGCCAGACGCAGTGCTGATTGAGAAGAAGGCGTCAGGCCAGTCTCTCCTGCAAGATTTACGCATGGCGGGCGTACCAGTTTTAGCCTACAGCCCAGACCGAGACAAGGAGGCTCGCGCCCATGCTTCGAGCGCACTTTTGGAAGATGGCAGGATTTTCTTCCCTTCCAATCGAAAGTGGGCTAAAGATTTAATTGATATATGCGCGGCGTTCCCAGCACATCCGAATGATGATGTTGTTGATACATGCACTCAGGCTTGGCTACGCTTACGCAGAGGATGGTTTGTGGGTCATAGCGAAGATCCCGATGATGACGATTTTGTAGAGACTAGAAGGATGACGATGTATGGCTGAACCAGAAAACATTATCCCATTTGCTGAAGGCGCTCCCGCCGACAATCTAATGATCGAAGAGCTGCCAGACGGCGATGTCCTGATTGGTGATCCAGAATTAGACATGATGCAGGAAGTCGAGGACGCAGAGTTTGATCAGAACCTCGCAGAGACAATGGATCAGCGCGATTTAGACAGAAAGGCGCAAGAGCTGGTTGGGTTCTTCGAGAACGACAGGCAGGCTAGATCTGAGTGGGAAGAGCGTTACAAGCAGGGATTGAAAACGCTAGATCCAGATGGCGGTCTAGATGAGGGCGAGGATGAACGAGCCACTCGCGGTCTGTCGATTGTTGTGCATCCCCTAATCGCAGAGGCAGCTACCCAGTTTAACGCCAAGGCGATAGCAGAGCTGTATCCATCAGGTGGTCCAGTCAAATCTGTCATCATTGGTGAGCCAGACGAAAAAATAGAAGAGCAAGCTCGAAGAGTTCGTGAATTTATGAATTACCAAATCACACAGGAAATGCCTGAGTATTTCCCAGATTTGGATCAGATGCTGTTTCACCTTCCCTTGATCGGCCACACGTTCAAGAAGGTCTGGTGGGACGCCAACATGGATCGTCAGTGCAGCCAGTTCGTGAAGGCCGAAGATTTTGTTGTGGCTCCAGAGAGCAAGGATCTCTACACCAGCCCACGCTACACGCACATCATTCGGATGCCAAAGAATGATTTCAACCGTTACGTTCAGAACGGTTATTATCTGCCGACTTCGTACACTGGAGACACAATTGACCCAGTCGATGATGTGATTGGGGAGATCGAAGGCGTCGATGAATATGGTGATGACAGCCAAGATGATGTAATGACGCTGCTCGAAATGCATGTCTATGATCTGTTCGAGGGTATCGATGGGCAGGAAGTAGACGTTGACGAAGAGGAAAACAATTCTGTCGCAATTCCATATGTAATCACAGTTGATTACGATAATCAGCGCGTTGTCAGTGTTAGGCGTAACTGGAAGCAAGACGATGAGATGAAGAAGCGCCGTGACTGGTTTGTGAGCTACAAGTTCTTGCCCGGTCTAGGCTTCTATGGCTTTGGTCTATACCACATGATCGGCGGCTTGGGCAAAGCAGCTACTGGCTCTCTTCGCGCCCTACTCGACAGTGCCGCATTTAGCAATATGCAGGGTGGATTTAAGCTGCGTGGCCGTGTCAATGGCGGCGATATGCAGATCAGCCCCGGTGAATTTGTGGATCTCGACAGCACAGTTGATGATGTCAACAAGGCGATCATGCCGCTGCCGTTCAAGGAGCCTTCGGGTTCTCTGTTCAATTTGCTTGGCTACATGGTTGATGCTGGGCAGCGATTTGCCAGCACAGCCGATTTGAATGTCGGTGATGTGAACCCCAACGCCCCAGTTGGATCTACAGTCGCTCTGATTGAGCAGGGGTCTAAGGCATTTAGCGCAATCCACAAGCGGTTGCACTACGCGCAGGGGCAAGAGTTCAAGCTGCTGGCTGAATTGAACGCAGAGAACTTGCCTGATGAGTTCAGCTTTGCAAAGGCTGGAGCGGCAGATATTATCTATCGCACTGACTTCGATGATCGGATTGACATCATTCCTGTCAGCGATCCAAACATATTCTCGACAGCCCAGCGCATCGCGCAGGCACAGGCGGTTCTGGAAATGGCGCGATCTGCGCCACAATTCCATGATTTGTTTGCTGCCTACAAGCGGATGTATGAAGCAATCCGCATTCCAAATATTGACGAAATCTTGAAGAAGCCTGAAGAGGCGGTTCAGATGGACCCAATTGATGAAAATATGAGCGTGATGTACGGCAAGCCAATCCGCGCATTCCCAGAGCAAGACCATGACGCGCACATTGCGGTTCACATGCAGTTCCTGCAAGATCCATCACTGGCAGGCAACCCCGGTGCGAAGGCAATGCAGCCTGTGTTGATCGCACACATCGCAGAGCATATCGCGCTGCTGTATCGCCAACGCATGGCAGCAAGTGTCAACATGCCAATGCCGCCACTGCCCGATTTCAAAGAAAAGATGATCAAGTTCAAGGATGTAGATCCAGAGCAAGATCGCCTGATCAGCCAACGCGCAGCGCAAGTTGTGGCTGCGTCACCTCAGATGAAGCAGATCGAAGCAATCCGAGGCATGGGTGGTCAGCAAGGGCAGCAAGGAAATCCGTTGCAATACGCACAAGAGCTGGCCAAATTGGAGACAGAAGCTCTGAAGGCGAGAACACAAGCCCAGATCGAAGCAGATCAGGCCAAGGCTCAGTCGAATATCCAGATCAAAGAGGCAGAAGCGCGTCAGGATATGGAGATCGACATGGCCAAGGCGCAAGCCGATTTGCAGGCCAAGGTCACCAAGCTAGAGGCAGAATTGCAGCTTGAGCGAGAAAAGAACGCAGCTAAAATCCAAATGGAGGCAATTAAAAACAATGTACCCCCAGTATAGACTTCCTCCAATTAATCCTGCTGCTTTTGGTGGATTGCCACCACAGCAGGGTCCACAAGGTGGTCCCCCTGTGCCTTCTCCCGCGCAGGGTGGACCACAAGGTGGCCCTCCAATGGATATGAATAAATATCTGATGAACAAAGTCGCAGAGATCCGCGAGAGGATGGGCGCTGGTGATATGGGTGCATTGAGTGCAATTGCAGATGCAATGCCACAACCACAGATGAATGTGGCAGCGCAGCCCCCACAACCGCAACAGCCACAGCCACAGCCACAGCAAAGGATGGGTTGATGGACCACTGCTTACTTGGCGCTGTGATGGATTTAGTTTTGACTGATCCATACTACGCGAAGAAAAGCATTTGGAGCCAGAGAAATTCTGTGTACTATGCAATTAAGCACGATAAGTGTTTGGTTCATAGGGTGGATGGCAAAGTGGTAGGGTTTTGCGCCTATGGATTTTTCACTCAGGAAGAGATAGACAGTGACTTGTGGAATGGAGATGAGGCGTATGCGAGGGAAGACGGAGAAGTTTTTTACTTCACTAAGTTCCAGTGTAGGCTTGGTTTCCGAGAAGTTATTAAGTTTGCTAGGGATGTTCGATTGGCTGTGTCAAAGAAATATCCTGAAAAAGAAATTGGGAATGGTGTGCGTATGTATCCAAGCGGAAATACGCGATCTGGCGATTGGTATAGGAAAGTAGCATGACTAGACTTATGGAGATGATGGGCCTTGGAGTTATGCCGAGGATTGTTTTCAACGGAGATGGTGGTGGGGCCGATGGCGGTCCCGGCGATGTGGCGGGCATGGATAAGGCAGATGAAGATCTGGGTATAACAAGCTACAGCGCAGAAAAAGGCGAGATCGGTGGGGTTGTAGGTGCAGATGGGACGGTGGCCACAGGCGATCAACTTACAGCCAATGTTGCTAGGGCGCAGAAGAGAAGTGCCTTATCTACAGCAGAAAAAGCAGCCAAAGGCTCTAAGGCGGGATCTGCTGCCCAAAATGCTGTTGTAGAAGCAGCTATCGCATATGACCAAGCTGTTCAAGAGGCCAACAAACAAGCAGATATGAGCTTGGCTGCATCAAATCCAAATCCTGAATTAGCAGCATTCAGACCCAAGTCGAGGCCAAAATCAGTTGAGGCCAAAGCAAAAGCAGCGGCAGAAGCAAAAGCAGCAGCAGCTAGAGCAGCAACAATAGCCGCTACAGCAACGGCAACAGGCTTAACAAAAGAAGCTGTTGAAGCGAATATAAATAGTGCAACAAACACAGATGATAAGTGGGGATACACCAAAGCTGACGGCACAGTGGTATCTGCCTTTGATGACTCAAAAGATGGCGGTGGAATAAATTCTGCTGGTGCTGGCTTTGCTAGAAGTGGTGGCCGTGCGGCTGATACAAATGCTGACGGCTTCGTCACAGCGGAAGAGGCGGCGGCTGCTGGCGGTCTGCAAGGAAACTTCTTCTCTGGTATATCTAATTCAATAGGTGCTACGCCATACGGATCTGGTTTAGCTCCGACTGGAATTGCTGCTTTTGCTAGTATGTTCCCTTCGGGTATGCTTTATGGGGCATTGAGAGATATTTCGCGGGGTGAAACACGCAGTGAGATAGCAGCCAGAACTGGCTACACCGCTCCGGGGATTGGGTACACAGTTCAAGGCCAGTCTGAGGGAGGTGGCTCAAATGATCAGGGTCTTGCTGGTGAGGGTATGCCGTCTGATCAATTTAGGCGTGAGAACACATATAGTACACGCCCCACA